ATCGTTCTGCCGAATACAAATTTCAGGTATGTGGGCATGGTGTTTAACGACGCCTCCAGCAATATTGTTAGATTCTGCAAAACCGGCAACTTGGTGCAGTGGAATGCCCCGATAGATATCGTCTCCGGCGCTATCAACGGCTTTGCGCTGCAGGATTTGGCCTTGAATACGCCAGTCACGGCCAGGCGCCTCTGGGGCCTGGCGGCCGCTTTAAACGGTTACGACCTCAAGATGGCAATTTCCTACGACGGCATCAACGCCGCCCATATCTATCATGCTGGCCCGCCGTCGACAAATTTTAAAGGCGTCCGGGGCTCAATACCCTTCGTCTGCAATTTACTGGATGGTAACGCTATTTATATCGACAATGAAAACACGGCCAACCAGGTAGTCAAGGCTATTGGCTGGGAAGAATAAGATGCGGGGACTTTAACTGTGTCGATTAGGTATAAAGGGAGCGCCTGGGTCGACAATGGCTGTCATGATTAGCAAATTTTATGCCACTATCCAAAGCTTAAAATATTTCTCATACTGAGGGTTAAATAAAAGGTGTTTTTGCAACATCTGGTGGAGGGCGGCTTATGACCTGCGATATTCTCAGCGTGGCACAACTGATCTCTATCATCATTGGAGCGATGGGGACGCCGGGCTTGACATATTTCCTCATGAAACGCATGAGCCGAGATACCATTGCCCATATAAAGGATAGTTGTGCTTTGTGTCGCAGCCACCTGGAGGAAAAAATCAATACTATTGATCACAGGATCATCGAAATAGCAAATCGGCAAATAGTTCTCCGGGAGAAACTGCCGGTGGACTATGTGCGTCGTGAGGAGTTTTTGCGGCACGTCAACGGCAATAAATGAGGTGGCAGGTTATGGCAGAGCGTCCACTGATGGTAATCAAGACATTGCCACACGATAAGCTGGTAATAGAGGTCAAGTTTGAGGGCGAAACGGCCCCGGGGCCGGTCATGGTGCCCCGCTGCGACCTCTTGTATGCCATGCTTTGCGATGAGGGAGTTTCCATTTCAATCCCAGGCAAACTTGGAGGGGAAGGCGATGTTTAGGGTAAAGGCTTCGGCATTAAACATCCGCAGGGGGCCGGGGACCCAGTATCCGGTCGCCGGTCAGCTTCCAAAAGGGGCTTTGATCAAGCCGGTAGACATGGCAGGGTGGCTGCCAGTGGCAGCCGATGGTTATGTGGGCTGGGTAGCACAGCAATACCTGGAGGAGGTGCCGGAGCCGCCCCAGACCACACCGGTCCAGACCTCCTATGACTTCAGCACCAAGGAGGGAACTATCGCCGCCATTCGGGCGGAATGCCAGAAGCAGGGGCTGGGGTTGCCGGAGCAGATCGCCTATGTCCTGGCCACGGTGGAGTGGGAGACGGGCGGCACCTTCCAGCCGGTCCGGGAGGCCTACTGGAAAAGCGAAGAGTGGCGGCGGCAGAACCTGCGCTACTACCCCTATTATGGCCGGGGGTATGTGCAGCTGACCTGGGAGGCCAATTACCGCAAGTATGCCAAGATCATGGGGCTGGACCTGGTGGGCAACCCGGATCTGGCCCTGCAGCCCGAAGTAGCCCTGTTCATTCTGGTCCACGGCTTTAAAACCGGCGCCTTTACGGGCAAAAAGCTGGAGGATTATATTAATGTCAACGAGGCCGACTTTATTCAGGCCAGACAGTGCATTAACGGCCTTGACCACGCCAAAGAGATTGCTGCCCTGGCTAAAAAATACCTCCACACCACAGAGGAGGCATCGGAGACAGAGATTACCGAATGGCCTTGGCTCAAAATTGCCCAACAGGAACTTGGGGTGAAAGAAAAATCAGGCAGTGGAACCAACCCGCGCATTGTGGAGTATCTGAAAAGCACAAGCCTGGGCCGTCCGGACAACGAGAAAGACGAGACCCCCTGGTGCTCCGCATTCGTCAATTGGGTGTTAAAACAGGTCGGTGTAGAGCCACGCACAAACTCGGCATGGGCCAGGTCATGGTTAAATTGGGGAGTGCCAACGGATGAACCCATCCCCGGCACCATTGCAGTTTTTTCCCGTGGACCAAACGCCGGTCACGTGGGATTTTATCTTGACGAAGATGAGGACCGGGTCAAGGTGCTTGGGGGCAACCAGGGAGATGCAGTTAGCATAGCATGGTATCCCAAAACATCTTTGCTCGGTTACCGGGAGCCTGCGGGCTGGCAGGAGGCTTGACCATGCAGCATAACTGGCTGAAAGAGAATGTCGGACCGATCCTGGCCCTCATCACCGTGGTGGGCACCTTCGCCCTCTTTGCCTTAGCATTTTTCCTCAAGGTGGACGGTGCCAATGAGAAGGTCTTGTTCATGGTCATTGGGGCCCTTTCATCCATCGCCACGACGGTGGTTGGGTATTATTTTGGAAGCTCCGCCGGGAGCGCCCGTAAGACAGAACTACTGAAAGGCGATCGCCAAGAACAAGGCGAACAAGACGATCTTGTACAAGACAATGCCCCCAAGCCGGGGGCAATTTTGTCTGGCAGATAGCTGCTTGGGGCCTCTAAGGGGCCTGTTTTTCTTACTCCTCTTTTTATTCTATTGCTTGATATCATTGATAAATTTTGGTGGAGGCGGCGGGAGTCGAACCCGCGTCTATGGTTTTTTTTTGATTTTATTTCCATATATTGCGTATTCCGATTTTTTGCGGGGGCCTAACTGGGGCCTGACCGTCGGGGCCTAATCTTCCTCTTCCCAGTATTTCAGGCTGTCAGAAACCAGCTGGGCGTATCGTTTGGTAGATTTCCGGTCGCGGTGGCCGAACAGCGCCTGAAGCACCTCCTCTCTGACGCCAGAGTTTAGCAGCTGGCAGCCGAGAGAGTGTTTGGTTCCCTGGTAGAGGCTGATCTTGATGCCAGCACGGGCAGCTGCTCGCATCCAGGTCTTGTAAATCTGGTTGCCGGTTAGTGGTTGGCCTGATACGGTAAACACGAAGCCGGCAATTGACCGTGGCAGGCCGGAGAGCGCCTCCATGACAGCTGGATGTAGTGGCAAGACCCGCACATCCCGCTCTTTTGTGTAGGGCCGATAGGTCTCCTGGTCCATGGCCGCCTTGATAGTTACTGTCCGTTGTTTCCAGTTAATGTCCTCCCAGCGCAGCGCTCGGGCCTCGCCCGGCCGGGCGCCGGTGAGCATCAGGAAAACATACAGGGCCCGGCGCACCGGACAGGCGACGTGCGCCAATATGACTTCTTGCTCTTCTCTGGTAATCCACTTGATTTCTGGCTCGTTGAGATGTATTTGTGGAAAGTTTGGCATCTGCTGGATATCCTGGCGGCGGCGGGCATCTGCCAGGATTTTGTGAAGTATGCCCAGGATGTTGCTGACGGTCTTGGGGGCCAGGGTCGGCGGCAGGGTGAGGAGGAAGTCTTCTATCCTGCCGCCGGTTATTTCCCTGATGTTAGTGTAGCGGAAATATTGATTGAGGCGGTTGAGCCAGGTGCGGCAGGACCGCAGGTAGGAGCGGGAGAGTTGCCCCCGCGCCTGCTCCTGCTGCTTCCTGGCCATCCAGACTTCAGCATAATTGCCAAACTGCAACTGCCGCAGGTCCCGCTTGACGTAATTTTTAGGGTCGAAAATGCCACGATCTATCTCGAAGCGGACATGGTTCAAGAGACGGGAGGCCCGCTCAAAGGAGTCCAGGGGATACCCGTCCTGATCGGAGTAAAGCTTGATCTTCTGGCCTTTCCAAGGGAGGTCCAGGTAATAACGGCGCGGCACGGTCCGGCAGGATGGGCAGCACAGCGGCTCCCCGATAAATTTGCCCCCACAGCGGGGGCACTTCTCTTTGGTGCGGACGTACCCAGACATGCATAATTCTTTAATTGGGTGCGTCCGCCCTGTCAACATAAATCAGCTACTGCCTTTGCTGCTGTCGCGGGACAGCTTTCTGATGCGTCGCGCGATTGCCGTTTTGACCGTTTTTTGCAGGTCAGGCACTGCTAAGGCTTGCTGCAACTGTTCCAGATTAAATTCCCTGACTCTGGCCAGACGCGAGGCGACGTCAAAAGTATAGGTTGGTTCGCCATGCAATCCAGGTATCCGGTTGACAAATGGGTTCTGATCATTCATCTCTGACCCTCACCAACATGAGGGCATACTTTGAGCTGGGGTTGATCATTACAGTTGCTGGCCAGTAGTCAGCCGGCAATTTTATTATTAACGTTCTGTCCTGGCCAACGGACCCGTCAACCTCTTCCCGAATCGTCAAGCTGATAGTATTTTTCTTTTCGGCAACCTCAATGATGCCGGCCGCTATGATCAGGCTGTTTACACAGCCGTCGTCGTAATCAATCAGATCGTTTTGTATGATAAAATCATTTTCAGTGACTGGTGGTTCTGGAAAGCCGTACGCCTCTGGGGTTTTCATACTTGCTCCTTGTTTTTTCTTGGTTTGGCTTCGCCCCTGGCCCTGGCTTGGTATTCCAGGCACAGGGCCGCCCGCATGGTGATCTTGTAGGTTGGGCAATACATCAGTATGTGATTACTCTCTGGAGTTTGTTTCTGACAAAAACGGCATATTGTTTTTTGCCGAATTGGCCGACGCTGGAATAATCCCAGACTTCTATTCGGCCTTCAGGCCCCTCAGACACGGCCTTTGACCACGGGCGGCCCCAGGCAGCCTCGACCTGATCATAGGTCATGCCAAGCTGAACATTGCCGGATCGCACAGCAGATTTGACCTCATCTGTCCACCAGGGCTGCGGCTGACGGCTGGCAAGACCGCCAGGCATGCCTACGCAGCCACAAAGTACAACAATCATCAAACAGGCTACAGTTTTCATGTCATCCTCCTATGGCTCGCTCACAATATTTGTGCCCACCTGTTGATATTTGCCGGTTGCCGTGATTACCGGCGAAAATTCTTATCTGCCGCCCACCAGCTTAACGCAGCCTCCATGGCAACGCATCACGGCTATCCCGGACCGGCAGCCGGGGAAAAGGAGGGGCGGCAAAATTAATACACCGCCAAGTCAGCGGCGATCTTTGCTAAAATTTCATTTGGCATACCGTCCAGGAACTCAAGTCCAAAAGCTTCCAGCACGTCGGCTTCAGTCATGCCTTTCTGTGCGGCAAGAGCCAATATTCCCTCTTTGGTGGGATTTTTTTCTTCCTTGCCGCTGCCATTGTCAGGTTTGTGGTTTCTGGCAGCCCATTTAACAAAGGAGGCGGTGAACTTATCCCAGTGCTTGGCCGCCTCAGCACGGACCGCTTCCGGCTCGCATTTCTTGTGCTGGCAGATCGCCTCAATATATTGCGGCACAAGGTGTTTTTGCGACTCTTCCCACGCTTCAACCAGCTGATCAAAACTGGTGGCCTCCGGCTCCGCCTGGACCTCCGGCAGGCCAGTGATCTCCGGCACAGGCGGGGTCGTCGGAAGATCAACGATCTGATCTTCCAGCTCTTCCACGGTGGGGAGGCCCATTGCCAATTGCGGGCAGACGGTCTTTACAAAATAGGCACCGGCCCGGTAACGATACATTAGCTCCGGCAGGGTCATCCATTTGCTGACCTGAGTCCCCTTCGGCTTGTCCCAGCCCTCGGCTTTCACCATTTCAGCAGTAATGGTGGGGCCGTAAATCCTGACGCCGTTTTTCTCGCTGTAGGCCGTGCAGGCCACGATACGGCCCGCCGCATCCCGCTTGATGTCGTACTGGATGTTCCAGCCGGCGCGGTTGGCCAGGGCAATGAGAAACTTGCCCTCAAATCCGGGGCGGCCATGAACGATATAAATGCTCTGCATGACCATGAGCGGGCTGAGGTTTTGGCGGGCGGCCAGTTCGAGGGCAATGAAAACGTTGGCCGGCTTCTTTTGGAAGTGAGCCGGAATGAGATCGCTTTCACTGAAAAACTTGGCGATCTCCATTGTGTCCTTGAATGTTTGGCCGATAAAGTTAGGCGTTGCAATCTGCGGGAGCTCTTCCATTATCTCTCTCCTATGCCCTGATCACAGTTTTCGTTTCTTCAAAAATCCGGACGCCGGGGATTTCCCTGATGCCCCGTTTGACGGCGGCCCGGATTTCCTTTTCGTTGATCATGAGGTATTCCCTGGGCACCGCCATGGGATCAACGATCTCAAAGGTCCACTCCCGCCTCTGCGAGGCCGACCCGGCCTCAGTCCGGATGGGACCAGGAGCATCCGGAAGTACCGGGGCCACCACCACCGGCGACTGCACCCCGGCTTCCTTGGCTTGCTTCTCAATTTCGGCCTGCAGGCGGGCCGCCTCCTGACGGGCTGCCTCCTGGGCCTTGGCCAGTTCCAGGCGGACACGGGTTTCATGTTCGTTGATCTTCTTTTTGAGGATAGCCTCTATCTGGGCCAACGGCCCGGCACAGTCCTTGGCCAGGCGGTTGACGGCGGCCACGAATTCGTTGTGCGGGGCGACGATCTCTTTCCGGGCCGCCTCAATCTCCCGCGCCTTTTTCTTAGCCTTGGCCGCCAGGGCCACGGCTTCCTTGGCAGTATCGTCGTCGTGTACCACCATAGCCTTGGCCTCGGCCACCATGGCCAGGGCCACGGCCTGGAACGCCGCCAAGCGGTCCCGGACCGGGAGCAGGGAAAAGGCGTCTCCGGGTTGCAAAACCGGCGGCGAAGCCTGTTCGACCGGCGTCTCCAGATCAAAGTCAAATAAGTCCATCATCTTCATCCTTTTGCGTTGAAGTATTTGAATACAGAAAGGGCATTCAAGAAAATCGCCAACTCCCTCTTCCAGTTGGTGATTTCATTGACAATGGCCCTGCTGCCATCGGCCTTTAGCCGGACCGTCAGGCACCGCTGCGCCCCGGTCAAAGAAGCATAAGCGGCTAGTTGGACGGCCCAGGCTTTGCTAAAATTGGCGCCGGTTTTGATGTCCACCACAACAATCACTTGGCTGAACTTTAGACGACATACCAGGTCAGGATGCCCCCGGAAGCCAAGGGCGCTGTCAACATACTCCTGCTCCACCGCCAGCACGGCGGCAACGGAAGCATTGAACCATTGCTGAAAACTGTTGAGATATCCGAGATCGTCAGGAGTCAGGTCTGACTCATAGATGGGCAGATCAAGAGCTATCGCCGCACAGGCGGCGTGAACTCTGGTGCCCCTCTCGGCGGCCCTGGCCAGGACATCCTGGGAGATGCCTGAGAAGTCCTGCCAGGGGCGCAGTATCTGGGTTACGGTAGGGAGCATGTCAGCCTCATGATTGCCGTAAAGGCAATGATGCCGATGACCGACAGGATAGCCACAATTGCGGTTGAAGCGGCACCTGGAGGGCCGTCCAGCCAAGACAAGGTTTTACAAACCAGCTTCGGCCTGGGGGCATCGATGTCGGCCTGGGTAAGAGGCCGCACGACTATCTGGGGGCGGCTAAGTGATCTTTTCATTGTTATTCTCCCTGGCCGCCAAGACCTCCAAGGCACGGTTCAGGGCGGCCACGGCCTCATTGTAGCGCTGCTGCAGGGCTTCGTGGTGTTTGCGCAGGGCGGCCAATAGCTCGTTCGCTCCATCGGCGAAATGGTAGATTCCAGCTGGGGGAGCATAGCCGTCAGAGGCGCCTTCAAGGTAGTCAAGGGCATCGATAATGCGACTGAAGTAATCCAGGGCATCCCTGCGTAAGCCATCGGTAAAATAGGTGTCCCAGATATTCGGGCAATTATTTTTGACGCTTTTTAGGCCCTGCCGCAGATTGTGTGCGGCCTCATAGGCGCCATGGTCAAGCAGAATCTGGTTGGCATACTCTTCCTCGGTCAGCTCCTGCTGATTCCAGGGAGCGGCCGGGTCGTGGTAGTCAATGTTTTCTGGTATGTTTTGGTGTCTCATCTCGCCTCCTTTCTGCCCCCGGCTGCTTTAGGTCCGGGGGCGGCAAAAAGTTTATCGTCAGCTAACCGGCCCGCCTGCTGGCCTCGACTGATTCCCCTGGCCTGGCGGGTTGATAATAAACTACCTTGTGTTAGTTTGTTTGTCAAGAAAAAAATAACTGATGGTAGTTTTTTGGGCAAAAAAATTTCCCGGCCTGCCGGCGGGAGAATGAGGGAGGGGGGACAGGAGCGCTTGGGAGGTTTTCATGAGCAGGTCGGCTTGCAAGAAAAGCAAATATTCTATTCTGTGCTTGACATAAGGACATAATTGTCCTATAATGGAAACATGAAAACACGGGAACTGCTCAGAAAACTAAAACAATTCGGCGTGATAGTCATAGCCGGCAGAGGAAAGGGCGGCCATGTCAGGCTGGTATTTCAGGGCAGGAAGAGCGTGTTGCCGACGCATGGCGGCAAAGACATCGATCCGGTTTTCGTCAAAACTGTCTGCAAGCAATTGGGGATTAATCCTGAAAAGATTTTATAAGGATGGTGAAGCAATGAAATATCCAGTGGTTTTAAGAAAGTTGGACAATGGCGATATTATGGCGACGTTCCCGGACGTGCCGGAAGCAATTACGTACGGCCATGATTTGGCGCACACCCTGGCCATGGCGGAAGATGCTTTGCTCACCGCCTTTGAATTCTATTTTGACGACCGCAAACCAGTGCCCAAACCCTCCCGGCCCGCGGCAGGACAACAGACCATTGCCTTATCGCCTTTGGTAGTGACCAAGCTGGCCATTTATCACGCCATGCTGGAGGCCGGCATATCTCAGGTGGAATTAGCCGCGCGCTTAGGCTGCGATCCCAGACAGGTGCGGCGGTTGCTCAATCTCTACCATAACTCCCGGCTGGATCAGTTGGAAAAGGCGCTAAAGGCTCTGGGGCGGCAATTGGTGGTGGAGATTAGAAAGGCGGCTTAGAGAAAAGGTTACGTCAATTCCGGTAATATCCTTGCTTTCTCCTGATTTTGGTTCAATAATCAAAAAATGCCTGATCATTTTATTTTTCTCCTTCGGCAGTAGTCAATGATAATTCCCCAGGATTGCCCGGCTGCAGATTTTTTTGATCAATGATGGCGGCCTTGACAGTTTCCAGGGCCGCCTTGATGAGCGCCAACTGCCCCGGATTGGCGTATTCATAATCCTTGAGAACCTCCACCATCAGATCAAACACCTCCCGGTATTCGCTTGCCTGAATTTTCCTGATCTTAGCCACCAAGAGGGGATCGAGGCTGCAGTCGGCAATGAGGGTCTCCGGCTGGTTGCCGAGGCCGGTCCATATTTTTAGGGCCATATTTAGAGTAAATCTCTCAGGATTTTGCCCCCTTCTTTTGTTAAATATGCGAACCATATTCTCTTGGCTTGTTTGACATAATTCGGCCAACTCATCGAATGTTTTAGCCTTCTTAAGGTCTTCAAGCCTTTTGAATATCTTGTCAATTATGGCCTGAGTTTTTGGATGTAAGCGGTCTGTCATGGGGCGATGATCACAGGAAACTACCACATGGTCAATGACCTTAGATTATTTTTTCCTTGACAAAAAAACTACCTTGTGTTAGCAAAAAAACATGAAGCTAAGCGAATATCTGTTATCAACAAAGCAGAAGCCAACCCCATGGGCAGAAGAGAATAAAATCGGCTCGGTTATAGTGTTGAGGTTCCTGCAGGGCACCCGCGGCCTCTCAGCGGAGACCATGGCCCGCATCGTTGAGGCCACCGGCGGCCAGGTAACCTTTGAGGACCTGGTCGCAGAGATGCGAGAATTGCGAGAGATAAAAGGCCGGGGGCGCCGCGCCCCGGCCAGAAAATAGTCGTCAATTGCCATGCCTCGCTCATCCCACTAACCCTAACCCCCCGGGGCGACCTGCCCCGGGGGCCATTTCTATTCGCCATGGTCGTCTTTTGGGTCTGGCCATTGGTCCTCAACATTGACTTTGATGCCGGCTAGGCATGTGCGAATAATTGCCAAGAATAGCTCTGAGGTTTTATCCTTGGGCAAATTCTGGCAAACTGAGCAACTCCACCTAAGGCAGAGCAGGCACCGAAATGGCAGCTTGTAGATTCCCTCGCTCATACCACCTCCATACCCTTACATCGGCTTCCAGCAAACAAGCCGGAGTCCAAAAATGTCAGAAATATTAGACTACCAGACTTTCGTCCCCCGGCGGACTGCTTTCGTCAAGGAATGGCTCCGCCAGACCATCAGGCAGGGCAACGCCTCGGCAGAATGGATAGCCCATCAGATTGGCTTGAGCAATCCATCGCTGCTGTACAAATGGCAAGACCCTCAGGCGGTCAACAAAAACCTGCGGGTTTGCGACCTCCCCATCATCTGCAAAGAGTCGGGGAGTTTTTATTTGCTTGACCGGCTGGAGGCGGTCCTGGGCCGGGTGGCCGTGCCCCTCTCTCCCCACGACAGCGCCGCCCTGGAGCAGGTAGCCGACCTGCTCAGGGCCCTGGCTGATATTGGATTGAGATAATTCCCCCAAAGCCGAGATCAGACCGCCTGATATGCAAATAATTGCCATAATTTTAGAAATCATGAACGATCGCTGGGAGTGGCAAGGATGACTAGGCCAAAAAAACAAACCGTTGATTTTTTCCCGCACATGGTCAAGCACGGCAAAACAATCTTCATCCTTGAGCAAAAGTATGGCAATGACGGATATGCTGCCTGGTTCAAAATCCTTGAAATGCTTGGCGATACTGAGGGCCACTATATCGACTGTAGAAATCCCGTCACGTGGGAATATCTACAGGCGAAAACCCGGCTGTCAGAAGATGTCCTGCAAAGCATCCTTGATTTGCTGGCCAAGCTGGAGGCAATCGACCCGGAATTATGGAATTCGAGGGTAATTTGGAGCGACAATTTCATTCAAAACGTCTCTGAGGTTTATCGAAACAGAAAAGTCGTAGTTCCTCAAAAACCTCATATCTACGCCCAGGAATCCGTAAGCGATGGGATTATGACCGGTAGTTATCCTTCCGAAGTGGATAATGACGGGATTATGACCGGTAGTTATCCGCAGAGTAGAGTAGAGGAGAGTAGAGGAGAGGAGAGTAGAGGAGAGGAGAGATTTAGCGCGCCCCCAGAGCCGGACAGAACCGAATCGGAGCAGGAACCGCCCTCTGCCGACGCGCATCCGCCTACGGCTGACGCCTCGGCGGATTTGCGCGCTGCGCCTGAGCAGCCGCAGGAGGTTCTAATTTTTCGCAGTCGGCATTTTGACGTCACGCAGGATTTTTTCAACGACCTGCTTGCCGACTATCCGGCGTTGGAAAGCGATTCGCTTCTGCTTGAGATCAAAAAAGCGGCCGACTATGCTGCAGATAACAACGGCAGGTTCAAGCGGAGGGCCAATGGCCAGCTAAAAAATCCGCGGCTGTTTCTCCGCAACTGGCTCAACCGGGTGGTGGTGCCGCCAAACCAGGCCCGGGCGCCAACGCCTGGACAGTCAAAGTCTGACCGCAACATCGCGGTGGCCCAGGCCTGGGCTGCAAAGAAAAAACGGGAGATGAGCGGCGATGACTGATCGTGACATTGAAAAATTCGCCGTCGTGATGGCGGCCCTCTCGGAATGCTTCGACAAAGAGATCTCCGAGAAAAAGCTGGAGGTTTACTTTGCGGCTTTGCAAGAGCTGACCATCGAGCAGGTGGCAGCGGCAGCAAAGTGGCTCATGCGTTACCGGACCATCACCGGGACCTTCCCGGTCATTGCCGAGTTCTACCAGGCGCTGGAGCAGGTCGAGGGGCAAGGTGGCGTGGAAGACCGGGCTGAGCTGGCCTGGCGCAAGCTGGTGTGGGCCATCGAAAACCACGGGTATTACGCCTCGGTGTGCTTCGATGACCAGGTCATTCACGCGGTGGTGGATGCCCTGGGCGGCTGGCTGAAAATCTCGGGAGACGATCCAGACTGGCGGGAAAGCGAACTCAAGTGGCGCCAGAAGGACTTCGTGGCGCTCTACCGGGCCATGTCAAAACAAAACATCCCCGCCAAGCCATACCTGGTGGGCTTCGTAGAGGCCAGCAACGGCGGCCAGTTTGACGACTTTGTGCCGAACCTGGTCAGGATTTCCTGTTCGCCAGGGCACATGCTGGCACTGCCGACCAAGCGGCCGGAAGCACTCCCGCAAGGCCAAAACTGCGACGCTGCCTTGAGCGATATCGTGCAGAAAACCGCCAGCAGTTTGGGAAAGTGATGTTTGGCGGTACAGCCTTGCGTTTAAAATCGTTTTAAAGTGGTCAAATTTGCCCGTGGTGACGCGATCGCGACCGACCTAATGGGTAAATAAGGGGTGACCAAAAAAATGCCAAAAAATGGCCTTAAAATCGTTTGCGAAAAATTTGCACCCCGGGTCCTGGAAATTTTTGAAACCAGGCAGCCTGGCGTGGGTCCGTGTCGGTATCACTACGGAGGGCGGTCTTGCAGCCGCCGGGATGTCTTCCTGTGCGAGACCGGTGGGCATAAATACAGAGTTAAAAAAATAGACGTGGAGGAAAATCATGCTTGAGTGGTTTGCCGTCGGGTTTGGTTTGGCCATAGGTTTTTCAGCTGCCATGTTACTTGTTCTGTTTGTGGTAGGCTTGATGGATTTCTTCGGCCGGGGGCCCAGACTATGAACGTGGTGATCAACCGCTGGCTTGAAGAGAAAAACGACTTCGTGCATCCCCGGTGCTATTGCTGGGCACGTGGCAAAACCGGTACCGTGGTGGAGATCCATGACAACTCCGGCGTGCTCATGGCCCGCATGTGCGCGTCATGTCTGCAGCGTGCACAGTCGGCCCTCAATGAAGCGATCCTTAGGAACTTTACATGCGTAAGCTGATCATCACCGGACAGCCGGTCACCAAGAAAAACTCAACCGTGGTGCGCTGCTTGAATGGCAAGCCACTGGTGCTGCAATCCAGGGCATACCGGGCCTACGAAAAGAAAGCGGTCAGCGCAATCACGGCCGAGCAGGGGAAAACATTCGTCGGACCGGTCAAGGTGAGGGTGCTTTATTGGCTCAAAGACCAGCGCCGCCCGGACCTGACAAACCTGCTCCAGGCCACGGCTGACATCCTGGAAAAAGCAGGCGTGATCGCCAATGATCGGAATATCATGTCGTGGGATGGTTCGAGGATAATGGGAATAGACCGAAATAATCCAAGAACAGAGATTGAAATCCGGGAAAATGGGGCGTAGCGCAGCCTGGCAGCGCGCCTGCCTTGGGAGCAGGAGGTCGGCGGTTCAAATCCGCCCGCCCCGACCATTTGAGGAGCAAGGTTTGCAATGGTGGCGATAGATTTATTTTACCGGCGCATACGCCTGTTCCTAACCATTGTGTGGCGCACATGGGAACCGGGCTACAGGCTGAGCGCAAAAACATCATGGGGTGTCGCCTGCGACATCTATACCTGGGAGGACTATCGAAAGGTGTATCGCAATTTTGACATTGGCACCCTTTTGAAGATTACCAAGGGAGCATGGTGAAAGGAGCAATGTGATGAAGTCGATACTTAACACGGTAAGCCGCCTCGAAAAAGGATTCGAATTGCTGTCCCGCTTAGTGCTCGCCGCCAAGCCTTTTCTTGATGGAAATCAAGTTGAGCCGGATAAGCGCGATAAGTTTGCAGCAGAAATGACTACTTGCATGGCCTTTATTGAAAAGTGTAAAAGATAGATGTGCCAGGCAATAAAGTTCCAAAAGAAATCATTAAAATCGCCAAAAAGCTCTATTTGGCAAGGGCTCAAGATGGGAAACATGCTTATACTATTGGAGAAATTGTAGAAAATATCGAACAATCTTCGAACAGGAGGTTGGCGCGATCGACGATATGCGAGTGGGCAAAACAGTATGGTTGGGATAAAGAGTTTGCTCAGGCTGTAGCCAAGGAAAAAGCAAAAAGTCTGCTTGCGACATCTCCAGACACAGACCTGGACCAGGCACAGGATGCCATTGAAAAAGGCGTGCGCTATGTCTGCGCCCTGCAGGTAAGAGTGGCAGAGAGGGCAAATCGCTATCTGCAGAACCTAAAAACAGGTGACCGTGGGGTTCCAAGGGCAGTCGAAGCAGCGACCAAGGCAAACCTGGCGCTGATGGAGATGCTGAGTAACGCTGGCACAACAAGAGAGGGAGAGTTTGTTGTCGTCGTTGAATCAGCAACAGAGCAGCAGAGTTTACCGGATACGGGGACCGGCGGACCTGATCGGGAGCAAGCGCCTGAATCTGCAGCTGCTCCAGTACCAACGCCAACTGTTTGATTCTACCCGTCCGGTGCTGGCCTTTGTTGGGGGAACCGGCTCAGGCAAAACATACTTTGCTCCCAGGTGGCTGTTTTGGCAGATGGTCAACTGTCCGGGCCAGGAGTGGATCGTCTCTGCCCCGACCATCCCCATGCTCAAACGCAACCCCGTGAAATATCTGCTGCGATTTTTCAGGGAGATAGGACTGCAACACGAATACAACAAGACAGAGCAGATATTTACTCTGAAACACGGCTTGGGTGTGATTTATGGAATCTCCGCCGAAAATCCAGACCGCATGCAGGGCATCCACGCCAAAGGTATTGTGGGTGATGAGGCCGGGATGTTTCCGCGCCTCTGGTGGGACACCGCCATCCAGCGGGTTGGGTTCCATGGAGGGAGGATACTGCTGACAACGACTCCCTACGCCGAAAATTGGTTGAAAACCGAGGTTTATGATCCATGGCTCGCCGGAGATGAGCGGATTGAGTGGGTCAACCCCAGGTCAATTGACAACCCATACTATCCCAGGGGTGAGTATGAGGATGCCAGGCGGCGCCTCCCGGAGTGGAAGTTCAAACTGCTGTACGAGGGCCAGTTTACTCGGCCAGCAGGTCTGATATATCCGGCCTACAGTCTCTGTGATCCGATAATGCCGCCCGCTGACTGGCTGCGGATACGGGGCCTGGATTTTGGCTATCACAACCCGACCGCCGTGATTGAGTTGGCGAGATCGCCTGAGGGCGTCTGGTATGCTTACCGGGAACTGAAGGCCTCGGAAATGAGCCTGCCGGATCTGGCCAAAGAGTTAGCCGCAGCCCCACAGGTAATCACTTACGCTGATCCAAGCGGCAAGCAGTTGATCGAAACGCTGCGCCGTGAGGGGATCAGGGTTGTGGCAGCAGGCAATGAAGTGCTGCCAGGGATATCTCTGGTGCATGACCTGCTGAAAACCGGCCGGCTGAAAATCTGCCGGAACCTGAAGCACACCATTGACGAACTGAATACCTATTCGTGGGAAATTGACCGCAATGACAACTTGCTGGACCGTCCCAGAAAGGAAAATGACCACCTCATGGACGCCATACGCTATGCTCTGTTTACCGTTGAAGGCCAGAAGAAGGCACAATATGGCGGCGCCGCCAGGGTGCTCAGGAGCAGGCCATGATCTGCCCCAAGTGTGGCCACACCAAGACCAGCGTCAAGGATACTCGCAGGTTTGACACGGTGGTATTCAGGATTAGATTCTGCGACGCCTGCAATTTTTATTTCAGGACAGAGGAGGTGGTGATTATCAGTGAGGCAAACAGCGCACCTGATCAATTGGCTACTCAAGGAAGCTGGCAGCCAAGATGACGGTCTGCAGCGGCTGATCGACGACCTCAAAGACGTGCTGAGCCGCACCTGGACCAGAGAGAAACGCACGGCGATAATTGAGGCGATCCGCAACCTGGAGCGCTTTGATGGACCGGTGACGGAAGCCGAGCTGCGGCGCCTGGAGTCAAATCTTAGCCAACGGCTCGGTGCAGATTTCGCCTCCCTGGTGCGGCAGCCGGTTATAGAGATAACCGAGGCGGCCTATCTGATGGGAATGACGCGGGCCGCCGCTGATACAGGCCTGGGGCCGTTCGGCGCAGCCATCAGGTGGAACCTGCCAGACCTGGAAAGCCTGGACGTCCTGACCAAAAACACCATGTTCTGGATCGGCGACTATTACGACAGCCATGTTCAGGACAAATTCAAAGATGTTCTGCAAGAATTTTTCCAGGGCGGTTACAGCCGGGACCAGATAGCCGAGATGTTCGAAGAGGCGTTCGCTGACCTAGGGCCAAAAACTGAAGCCTACTGGGACCTGCTGGCAGACCACACCTGCACCAAAGTGAGGGAGATCGGGCGGTTGTCAGGCTATGAGCAGGCGGGCGTGGAGTATCTGGAGATCAGGGCTTGGTTGGACGCCAGAACCACGCCGATGTGCCGACGTCTGCATGGTCGCATAATCGCGGTGCGGGAAGTGCGGCAATTCGTGAACGGCTATTTGGATGCTTGCCAAACCGGAGACAAAGAAGCGGTGAAACAAGCCTGGCCAATGTGGAATGAAAATCGGTTCCGGTCGGCCGGAATAGCAGGGATCCCGTCTGGGAAGCTTGTTGCTGCTGGAGTTGGTCTGCCGCCCTACCATTTCCGCTGCCGTACAATCACCGTGTCGTATTTTGAAGAGCTGAATTCAAGTGGCCTTAACGTGGCTAACGCCGGTGCGCAGGTGACGTTTTGGGATGGGGAGAAGGAAGTAAAGCATAAAATTACTTGGGAGTATAAAGACAAGTTGGGGCGAAAAGCTATAGTAACCAACGGCGCAAAGCACATTTTGAGACATCCTGAAATGAATGAAGATAAAATAAATGCTGCTCTGAAAAGCGTAACGCATGTTGGTTACAACAAAAACTATCCAGATGAATTAGTATATCTATCTGAAAATGGAGTGTTTACTGTTTTTCGTGGGAATGTAGTTTATACTCAGTTTATACCAAAAGGTAAACCTTTGAAGTTTTTTCGTGATAATGCTCTGTCAATCATAAAAATAGGTGTGGCAAAATGGAAGTTATTCGAGCTTTTTTCATAAGGCCTGATATTTATTTTATAAGAGTCGATGGCTCGGATAAAATAGAAAATATTAATTGGAATAACGCCGGCAAAGAAGTTAACTATGACCATCCTTTTGCTAATTACCGAGAAAAAGATGGAAGATTCTCATATCTATATCAGCCATTGCTTGGCAGCCTTGATGAAGATTTGATGTGGTTTAAATCTAATCCACGCCCAACCCACCGGGAAGTGTTTCCTCGGGGAGAAATCATTGACGAAGACAATGGCGACAAGGTAGTGAAGGTCCTAAAAAACGTCACTCTCCTTGATATGCTGGAAGCACTAAAAGAGTTTATGGCGCCATGAGGTGAAAATCAGATTATCTTTATTTCGATCTTCATCGGCAAAACATCTTTAAGCCTTTGGTCTATCTGTTTTTCAATGTGCGGCAGGAGGAAATCGAATCCCCCTCTTTGCATATCTGCCATGGCCCACTGGAAAAACGGCTTCCCCTTTCTGGGGGGCTGCACGACCTTTTTGACCGGATGGGCCGCGCCTCGCCAGAACAGCGCTTTCTTCCGCTTCGGCCTGATGGTCACAGCCGGCCTGCCGTCATGCACGGCCCGCGCATAAGGAAGGTTTGAACCCACGGCGGCAGTGCCTGGGCCGATCAGTCTGGCATAGATACTCTTCCGCAGGTCACCTCGCCAGAATGGGATGATACCCTGCCTGGTGGCCAGTTCCCGCAGCCGCTCTGCTACCAGCAAGGCAATCTTGTTGAGGTCGATCATACAGCCTCCCGCAATTTCTGCAGCGATCTCACCAAAGAAAGATTTGCCTTGATTGCGCCTGGTTCCTGCAATTCCTGATATCCCAGTTCTTGCCTGGCCTCGTTGATTGTCAGAATGCCGGCTCTGACGAGCTTGCTGTAATAATCGGAGTCGGTTTCCTGGGCGGTGGTGTCGATTGTGTTGAATCGCAGATATGCTTCTGGGTATCCCATATCCTGAATTACTGAGGACAGCCTCGCTGCGAAATAATTTTGCCTCGGAGTGATAACTAAATCCTGAAAAATGGACAGCTGCCCAAACACCTCTGAGGTACCGCCCAGGGAGCCGGGCTGCGACACTCCGACCAATCTGGGCGGCACCCGGTGGGCGCTGATAACCCGGTCCCGGCACAACTGGAGCAGCAAGTAAAAGGCGCCATCCTGCAATTCGGTGCTCAGCCGCTCAAACCTGACTTTTACGTCTGGGGTCCCCACCGGCAGGAACAGGGTGCGATGGGCGTTGTCCAGGCCTTTAAAATTTGTCTGGAAAAACTCTACGATGGCCTCCTCTGCGGCTTCATCAAGCGCCCCGCCTTCCACTACTACAGCCATATCTGGCATGGCCGAATTAGAGAAAAACTTCTGGTTATAGCTGGTGGCATAATAGTCAAGGTCAAGGATTGGCAAGCAGCCGAGCCAATCCGGCAGTCCGTAGTGTCGGTCGATGGGGCTGTAATTGGCAAAGTGGAGCACGCTGTGGGAATCTTTGCTGCCGACAACATAATGGGGATACTCCTGCCGATTAACTTCGTTTTCGTAGAGCACCCCGGCCCCATGCGGCCGAATCCAGGCCAGCAGGGCAGGAAGATGGTAAAGCTCAGTTACCTCACCTCTCTTGTTTCTGACCACCTCCAGGTAGGCATTGCCGAAAATCTCGTAGTCTAAGGCTATTTTTATCAGAACATCATGCAAGGACTGCGATGGATTGACGGCGCTTAGGCGGTCTTCCAGTTGTGCCGCAGCGGCATCCGATAAACCCATCACCGTGTATCCCAGACCAAGGCTGCTGTTAGCTTTGACTTGCAGGCAGCCGCAATGGTATGGGTTGCGATTTGTGTACTGGGCAAGTTCGTAAAAGTCGATGGGCCAAGGCAGCCGGTCACCGGTGTCGGCGCCCTTGCCCTGCTTCGAATCCTTCAAGACCGCCTGCGGCAGGCGATAGATTACCTTGCTCATGATTAATACCTCCTGACCTTATTTTAATTGTAATAGCGCGGCATCAACCAAACTAATTTCCTAAATACGGCTATTTAGTATCAACTAAATTGCCAATTATTGAGCTATCGCCAAAGATAAAAGAAAACTAAGATCGAGGCCAGAAATGCCAAACGAGTTAGTCAACATAGATGTTCACTTTATCAGCTTGGTGGAAAACGGGGCCAACAGGCGGCAGATTATCTGGAAATCTGCCGATGCGGAACCGACCTGGAGCAGGCAGGTGCCAATCTTGAAGACCGATGACGAACGGCACGTGGTCTACGGCATTGTCTATGCGCCAGACGATGTTGACACCCAGGGCGACTATGCCACGGCCAAAGAGATTGAAAAAGCCGCCTACAATTTCATGGCTGCCGCCAGGATTGATCACGTGGACACAGACCACAGTTTTGAGAATGTCCCCGCATTCGTGGCCGAGTCATGGCTGACCAAACCGCCCGATTCGTTGTTCCCTGATGAGCCGGCCGGAGCCTGGGCGGTCGGGATCAAAATTGAAGACCCAAACCTTTGGCAGGCAATCAAATCAGGTAAGTATCGGGCCTTATCCTTTGCCGGATTCTGTGAGCGCATCAACGCCAAAAAGAAATTGGCGCCAGAGGATGAGTCCTGGGATTTTCGAGCCGCCGACTACACCCTGGAGCAGTTGGCCAGGGCCTGCGCCTGGGTAAAGGGAGTTGACAACCCGCACACGGGCAAGCTGCCGGAAGACTTGACAAAGGGGGATTGCAAGCTGCCCCACCACAGGCCGGACGGTGTGGTCGTGTTGCGGGGGGTGATGGCGGCCGGTGCGGCCATCCAGGGGGCCAGAGGCGGAGTTGATATCCCTGACAGCGATCTTTCCAGGGTGAAGCGCCACCTTGAGGCACATTACCATAAGTTTGACCGCCAGGCTCCCTGGGAAGCCGAGAAAGCCGAGACCCTGTTTGAGAAATTTAAAAAATGGTGGGCTGGCGAAGCCGCCATCAAAGAGGAGAACAATATGGAAAAAGAAGCAGTGACAAAAATGGTGGGTGAGATCCTTGCGCCGCTTATTGCCCGCCTGGAGGCTTTGGAAAACCAGGAGCGCTTAACCAAGAGCGACCTGGATGCAGCCCTCAAGCCGGTGCGCGACGGCCTGGAAGAGCTCCAGAAGGCCGGGCCAGGGAGCAAACAGGACAAGGATCAAATCAAGCAGGAAGACTACTACCAGCTTGGCAGCGAGATTGCCAAGTATGCTAAGGGGGTGTAGCTATGGCTGACGTCTATGGCGTTGATGTTACGACGCAGACTATCAATGACATGCGGCACCGCTTTGTTGACCCGATTTATGCTGGAGATGAGGCGGTTGTGCCCATGGCGGCCAATGCGGTGATCGCGGCAGAGCAGTTTGTCTGCGCCAATGCTTCCGGCTATGCCGTGGCCGGCGCCGATACCTCGGGGTATAAATTCCTTGGGATCGCCATGGAGGCCAAGGACAATACTGGCGGGGCCAATGGCGCCAAGCTGATCAGGATCAGGCGCAGGGGTTGTTTCTTAATGGCTGCGAGCAGCATTGCCCAGAGCAATGTTGGCAGTGTTATGGAAATTGTCAATGCCACGACTTTCGACGATACTTCGACCAATCATGTCAAGTGTGGCAAGCTGATAAAATATGTCAGTGCTACTGCGGGCTGGATTGCCATCAATGAAGGCTTCTAGTCATACAAGGGGGATAAAATGGCCTTAACTGACTTTAACGAATTCAACTGGCGGGCGATGACCTCGGCAATCAATCAGATCGTGGCGCCGCCCATGCTGCTGCAGGATTTGATTTTCCGGACGCAAAACACCAACGCCGCTGAGACCATTGATGTCGACGTAGTGATTGGCGGCAAATATGTGGCGCCGTTCGTCAGCCCGGTTGACGGCGGGACAATCATCGAAAAACTTGGTCGTCAGGTGCGGTCGGTGAAAGCGCCGCGCATCCGGCTCAAGAAGCCATTCAGTGCCTCAGAATTGCTGACCGGCCGGGCGCCTGGTTCCGGTTTCTACGTTGATGGAGCCGGCAGCATCTCACAGTACCGCCAACAAAAGCTGGCCCAGGAGCTCCAGGACCTGAAGAACCGGATCATCGTCACCAAGGAATGGATGTGTTCTCAGGCATTGACCGGGACTCTTACTGTAACCCAGGATAATCTGTCGTTTGCTGTGAACTATAACATTCCTACTGCCAACAAGCCGACGCTGACCGGCAACAATGTCTGGGGCGGCTCCACCGCCGATATCATTGGCAATTTCATGACCTGGAGCGACCTGATCATTAATGCCGTCGGTATCGGTCCGGATATCGCCATCCTAGGGGCTACGGCCTTCCAGAAGCTGCGGGAAGATGATGGTGTCTACAAAATGCTGGACAATCGGCGCAACGAATCAGGCCAGTTCTCCTGGAAAGCCACCAGCAACTACCTGGGCAATCTCCTTGGGATTGACCTGTACCGCTACGGCACGACTTATACCGACAGAAACGGGACGAGTCAGAAGTTTGTGGCTGATAATGTGGTAATCCTGGCGGCCAGCAAGGCCAGGTTTTCCATTGAGCACGGCATTATCCTGGACCTCGAGGCTGAAGCCCAGGTCATGTCACAGTATTTTGCCAAGTCATGGGTTGAGAAAGACCCATCGGTGGCCTGGATTCTGGCAGAGTCACGTCCGCTGCCGGTGCCATGGCAGCCGGAAGCTATTGTGTATGCCACCGTTGTGTAACAGGTAAGTCATGGCCTACTGCACCTTAGACGACCTGATGGCGATGCTCTCGGAATCTGAGATAGCACAGCTATCGGCTGAAACAGGAGAAATACCTGACGCAGAGATTGTGGCTGCGGCCATTGCCGCGGCCGATGCCTTGATTGACGGCTACTGTGAGCAGCGCTACGGGTCGATCATGCCATTCTCGCCGGTGCCGGAGATAATCAAGGCAATGTCGGTTGATATTGCCATTTACAATCTGTTTTCGCGGCGCACCATCATGCCGGAAGTGCGCCGCTTAAAATATGAGGACGCTATCAGCTTTCTCAAAAGGATAGCCCAGGGATTGGCAAATATATCTGGCACCTCTTCAACAGGTGCAACAACTATCAGATGGTATGCGGTCTAAGGGACGCTGATGCCAAACTACTCCTTTGCCGATTACGAAAATGCCGTCCTGCAAACCTTAGCCGACCTAAAGGCTCCAACAGGCTATTTAAAGACGCTGGCAGGTTATTCTGGGGAGTTCAATGAAGACGTTGCCTTTGAAAATTTTCTGCAAGGGTTTCCGGGCGTCTTAGTGGAGATTGCGGCAGCGGAGTACTCACAGACAGAATTACCGTTCCCCCCGGTTATCGTTAATCAGACGGTCACGGTCCAGCTTTATGTGGCCGCCCTCTCATGGCGGGACCAGGCTGCAGCCCGTAAGGGGGCCACCGGCGTAACCGGGGCCTACACCATCTTAGCAGATATCAGGAAGTATCTACTCGGCAAAACCTTGGGATTGCAGATCAGGCCGGTGGTGCCGCAGGGGGAGTTTAAGATTAACCACGAGCTGGGCAGCCGGGTGGTGCTGTATGGCGCCAAGTATTTAATTGTGAATGACAGAATTTTGGAGCAGTAGGCATGAGGAAGACAAATATTGCCCTTGCGTCGGACCTCTTAAAGGTGACAAAACGATCAATTTACAGGTGGTTAAAAAAAAACCGGATTTGTGCATCATAACCAAATATGGCACTATGGTGCTGCTTCCCAAATTAATTCATTTCTACACTGCCACTACAATGGACATTGAGCAACTGGCAAACAACCTAATCAATGGGACAGACGAGCTAATGACGCCGAAGGAGATAGCAGCCATGTTAAAAATAACCACATCGTCTGTCCATAGAATAATCCACGAAAAAAATATTACAGCGATTAAAATTTCTGAAGGGAGAAATAGTGCGGTCAGGGTTCCGAAAAGTGAGCTTAAAAAATTTATTGATACATTGATATAAAAATTGGAGATATATTATGCCTGTTACAGAAGTTATTGGTAATAAATTTATCCAGATAAATTTTGGGGAAACTGGCGGTGATTATGTCATGTCATCGCCAGCAGTTATCAGAGAGATTCGGCTTACCGGCATTGAAATAGGAGATTACCTGACCTTCTACGAGGCGGCGGGAAACAATCCCAAAATCGCTAGGCTTGATTTTGACCGTCCGGCGACGTTTTTCCAGGGCACGGTGAAGACAAAGATTGGATTCAATTGGTCTGAGTGTTCAGTTCAGAATCCGGCAGCGGCAATCCTATCCATCGAAGTTGAGAAATATGGTTAATTTCGGCACCAGAGTGCCCTATGCGATCTTTCACCAGGAGGGCACGCGCAAGATGCCAGCCCGGCCGTTTCTCCTGGTGCAGCGGGAGGATTGGGAGTATTTTGTCCGCCGCTGGCAGCAGTGGCTGGCCGAGGCGTAGATGAGCAACTATTCCTTTGCCGAGTATGAGGAGGCGGTGTTAGAGGCACTGGCTGGGATTGACGGTTTGCAGACCCTGAAGGGGTACGCCGGGGAATTGGATGAGCAGGGGGCGTTGGAGCAGTTTCGCCGGGGGTTTCCGGGGATTTTGGTGGAAATCAGCGAGGCGGAATATGAGATCCGCACCATGCCCTGTTACCAGCAGATCGTGACGGTTAATGTGATGGTTGGGGATCGGAGCTATCGGTCCCAGGATGAGGCCCGGGCCGCGGGGGTCTACAACCTGTTGGCCGCGGTGCGGGGGGTGCTCCTGGGCAAAACCCTGGGGTTGGAGATTCGGCCACTGGTGCTGCGGCGGGAGGTGAAGCTGGCCAGCAGCCCCAGCACGGTGTTGTATCTGGCGCAGTATCAGATTATCAATGATTATGTGGTGGAGGCCTGATATGGAGAAATATGAGCAGATTTATGAAGTGCGGGAGGCCCGGACCTATATCCTGCCAGGGGAGGCAGCCGGCGAGGCAGCGGCCGAGGCGCGGGCGGAGCAGGGAGAGGCGTCGGTGGACCGGGGCGGCCAGGAGGAGGGAGAATAGATGGGGATTTTGCTGAACCGCTGCCAGGTGGCGGCCAAGATTGAGTCGGTGGAAGGGACGGCGGAGACGCTCGTGGCGGCTGACGCCTTCCTGGTCTTTACGCCCAAAGCCGATCCGGACGTAGACCGTTATAAGCGGGATCCGGTGCGGGAGAATCTGGGGCAGTTGGAGAGCCTACCGGGGGCCCGGAGCGCCAAGCTGTCCTTTACGGTGGAGTTGGCCGGTTCTGGAACGGCGGGGACGGCGCCGGCCTGGGGCAAGTTGATGAAGGCGTGCGGCTGCTCCGAGACGGTGGTGCCGAGCACGAGCGTCACCTATGCTCCGGCCTCGAGCAGTATTCCGTCCATGACGTTGGCCATGTATATGGACGGGGTGATCAAGAAAATCTGGGGGGCCCGGGGGACATTTCAACTGGTGTTGGAGAAGGGTAAGCCGGGCCTGATCAATTTCACTTTCACCGGGGCCGATTTCAGCGTGACGGACGGGGCGCTATTGAGCGGTGTCAGCTACACTACGGTGAAGCCGCCGGTTTTCCTGGGCGTTTCTTTCACCTATGACAGCTATGCGGCCCGGATCGCCAAACTGAGCCTGGACGCGGGCAATAACCTGACCCTGGCCGACGATATCACAAAATCATCCGGCCATTTCTCGGCTTTGATCACGGAGCGGGATCCGCGGATCAGCTTTGATCCGGAGATGGTGACGGTGGCCACCAAAGACTTTTTCGGGCAGTTGCGGGGCGACGCGGGCAAGGCCTTGAGCCTGTCCGGTTTGGGGAGTGTGGCTGGCAACCGGGTGGCCCTGTCGGCGCCGAAGTGCCAGATTGAGGAGGTGAAGATTGCCGAACGGAGCGGCTATTTCGCCCTGGAGGTGCAGTGCGGCGCCAAGATGAGCGCTGGCGATGACGAGTGGTCTCTGGTCCTGACCTAAGGAGAATAAAATGCAGATCAGCGAGCTGATTGAGGATATCTACCTACCGCAATGGGTAGATTGCCCTGGAGTGCCCGGGTTTGCGGTGTTCTTGCGGCTGCCCGATGCGGCCCGGGGATTTGTTTTGGCCAGCCGGGCGCTGCGGGAGGCTGAGGCGGCGGAGGACGGGCCGCCGCCGGAGATGGCCCTGTATCTGGTCCGCTATGCGGTGGCAGATTGGCGGGGGCTGACCGTCGCCGGCCTGCGGCAGTTGAGCCAGCTGCCAGTGGCCGGGGCGGCTGACCAGGAGATCCCCTACAACGCCGACAATCTGGCGTCGCTGCTGAAGATCTCCGGCGAATTTTTTGTGTGGGTCCTGCAGTGGATAAACCAGCGGGGCAACGCCGTCAAACGGGAGGCTGAGATCACCGAAAATTTGTCCGCTACGCCGAACACTACACCGATCCCTACGCGGTAACCTGCTCTCGCTGCGTGCAAGATCAAGAAGTGTTCGGCGTGGCCCCCCCTTGCGAAGCCTGTGAGGTGCCGGAGCTGTGGCCGGAGAACCAAGTAGTCTGGGAGGTGTTCAAGTTGGTGGCCAGGGCCGGTGACGGTCTCAGCTTGGATTTATTGGGGTTGTTGGACCGGCTGCAGGTAAAACAGCCCTTACTTTTCCTGCGCCGCCTGCAGGCTGTCTGGCAGGTGGCGGCGGCGAACGCCAGGAGAGTGAAACTTGCCCCCTGAACTTAAGCTGACAATTCTGGTAGACGACCAGGGTACCGTAAAGATAAATAGCCTGACGGAAGCCCTGGGGAAGCTGGAGCGGGCTGCCAAGCAGTCGAGCACCGGACTGGCGGCCGGCGGCAAGGAAGCGGCGGCGGCAGGGGTGAATTACGCCCAGCTGGGATCGTCAGTAGCGATGGCCCAGGCGAAGCTCATGGCCCTCTACGGCGCAGTCCGGGGCGCTCAGGGGCTGTTCAGCAAGGGCATGGAGGCCGTTGACTATTACGAAAAGGCGATAATCCGCATGGCGGCCAGCGCCACTGACGCGGTGAAGGGGATCACCGAAGAGGCTGACCTGGCGGCCTATTACGAACGGCAGAAAAGCCAATTCCGGGAGTTGGTCAATTACGCCCAGGAGGCCAGCGCCAAGTATTTCGCCAATGCTCGGGAGATTCTGCAGGTGGCGGAATGGGCTGTTGCCCGGGGGCATCCGGTCGGCAAGAAAGAGATCGACAATATCGGCCTGCTGGTGGATAAAATCAAGCAGTTAGTGCCCTGGATCAAGCAGGAAGGGCAGGTATTGCAGGAGCTCAACGCCCTGTGGGAGGGCCACGCCCGGGTCACAGACACGCTGGCCAAGCTGGTGGTCGACCGGCTGAAACAGATGGGGCAGATCACGGCGACGGAGGGCAAAGAGGTCCAGGAACAGTTTCAGAAGATCCTGGCCGGCTGGAAAGAGGAAGGGTTTGGCGGCTTCTTGGAGCGGGTCATGGGACTGTTCAAGGGCGCCCAACTGGCCAGCAAGGACGTACAAAATACCTGGGAATCGACTCTGGAGACCATGCAGACGGCAGCGGAGCGGCTGGCCAGCGTGGCCGGAAAGGAAATTTACCGGGATATTATTCAGTATTTGCAGGCGATCTCTCAAGAATATCTGACCGGCGAACAGGCGGCGGAAAAGCAGCGGGCTGTTGCTGACGCGGTTAACGTCGCCTGGCGGACGGTGAAGGCGACGCTCGCGGATCTGCGGCCGGTAATGGCTGATATCGGCACCTTCCTGGGCGAGGCCTGGAAATCCTATGCTGGAATGCCGGAAGAGGTGCGGGAAGTCGGGATGGTTGGCTTTCTGCTGGTGGGCACGAAGGGGAAGGCTCTCATAATCGCAGTGCTGGGGATGCTGGGGCGGGTTGAGACGCTGATCGGCTCCATCCGGGCCTATGCCTCTGGGAATCTCTCCCTCGGGGATGTTCTTTTTGGCAACAAGGAGAAGCTGGACGAGGGGATCAGAAATTTTGAGGAATACCAGCGACGGTTAGAGAATTTACGGGAATTCCAGCGGATGGACCAGGAGCCCGGCTTAAAAAAATCGCCGATCCGTTTGATGGGCTGGGAGGAATCTGATAACCCTTTTGGCGCCTGGGAGGATTTGATCGAACTGACTGGCGGCGCCAAAATCACCAAACGGGGCGAGTCTCGGCCCTGGGGTTATATCGACGAATATGTCGACCAGTTTGGCAGAGCGTACGAGGAAATCGACAGCAAGCGCCGCCGCCTAGACGAAGAATATTATGGCCAGGCCATTGGCAAGGCCAAAGCAATGTATCAGGAGGTCGGGAGTATCTATGATGGTATGCTGGTTGCGGCCCGGAAGTATTTTGCCGAATCTACCAACCTATACCGGGCCGGGGAGCAAATCTTCGCTGATTTTACGCGGGCAGGTGAAAAACTCCTGGGAGACTTTTTCGATGTAATTATCTGGAAAACCGGTAATTTCCGGGACGCGATGCGAAACTTCCTCAAATCTTTAGGCCAAAGTCTACTGGATCAGTTGGTGATTAAGCCTATCGTCGGCCTGATCAGCTTGGGTTTAGGATCAATTTTAAATTTGGCGGTTCCTGGCCTGGGCGCAATTTACGGCGCCCAAATGTTCGGCGGTACAGCAGCGGGTGGCGGCCAGGTATCGGGTGGTGGCCCGGTATCAGGTGAAGGCGGCGCCATGATGGGAATAATGGCCGCTATGGGCCTCGGCGGTATGGCTGCCATGATGAGCGGCGAGGAAAGAGCCTCGGAGTCTTCACTGTCAACCATGACAGTGGAGACGATTCAGGTGGCTAATTTGACGGTGGAATCGTTCAGCTTGGACGGAGCTAAAGTGACCAGTGTGGCCACAACCTCGAATACCGCAGCGACTGGCAAAACGGCCGCGTTAGGCAAAACCAATGTTGACGGTGTATTTAAAAACTTGTTTTCCTTGTTGGGCTGGATTGACGCCGAAGGTTTTATTAGGAATTCTGACGCCGAAAAAGGTTTGGCTGTCAAAAACGAGGCCCAGTGGCGGTCAGCCTTCAGAGAGGCTGGCGAGACCCTGAGCGGCAGGAGCGAAGTTTTATTAGGAGGCCTTGGCGGCTTGATCGGGGTTACCACCGGCGAATGGGATTATCTCAAGAAAAATAATGAATTGATGAAGCTAGGCACAACCTTTAAAACCTTAGGTAAAGACGGCAAAATATTATCTATCGAAGGCCTGGGGGTAACCGCCGCAATGCTGGAGCAGGTTTACGTTCAAAAGATGGAGGGCGAGCCGGACTGGTATAACAAAGCCCCCGGGTGGATAGATTCCTCGGCGTTGAAATTTACGACGGCAATGGATAGCGCTGCGGCCAGATTTACCGCCGCGATATCTGAGGCGGGCGATCAATTCAGCAGCGATGTCAGAGGGGTTGTAGACAGCCTGGCCAAGGTTGGCGGATTGTCCGGCGGCGGCGGCCGCAGTGGCGGAATTTTATCCAGGATCGGCTCCTGGATCGATATTTTCCATGACGGCGGTTGGCCTCGGGCGCATAACGGCCTCTGGTTGGGCCGCAATGAGATCCCGATTATCGCCGAAGAAGGGGAGAGAGTTGTAAGCCGCCGGGAGGTTGCCCGGGTTGGCGGCCGCCGCCGATTGGACGCGCTGCTGAATGGTGGCAATGATGGCGGTGATGGCGGTGCGCTCAAAATAGTTATCAATGTCAACGCCCTGGATAGCGACTCTGTGAGCCGCTTGGACTGGGAGCGCCTGGTGCGCAGCCGGGTCGCCCCGGTGTTGGATAAACTCAACCGGAGGATGGTATAACTTGGCAAA